TAATTGGATGAATAACAAGGGGATAGTTTGTATTTGTCCAAGTATCGGTTGTGCCAAATCCTCTTCCACCACCATGCCATCCATCACCAGCATGTTCTGTACTATTTCCTCCTCCACCGCCGCCACCAGCGTAGTATGTCATGGTTCCTGTTATATCAAATCCTATACCATGCCCCCCATCACCATGTCCGCTCAACTCCGCGGGCGTAATACCATATCCATCCTTACCTTTGCTTCCAGCACCACCGCCACCACCACCACACCAATCCGAAAAATATCTACCTCCAACATTTCCATATCCACGCGCTCCTTTGTAATCTGCTTGTAATGCTTTTCCTAGAGGACCATCGGCATTTGCTGCAATACCACCACTAGATCCACCGTTGAGACTGCCAATGTTGGCGTACTGTGTTGATCCTCCACCTCCTCCTCCTATTGCTACAAAATCATCTATAGATGAATTATTTCCATTCTTGCCAACCGCATATTCTTGAAATGCTAATGGGTGTCCGCCATCACCAATAGTTACAGTATGTGTTCCATTCGATAAAACGTGATTTTTTTTATATAAAACACCACCAGCACCTCCCCCACCATTTCCGTTGGTTGTATGTCTATTTCCACCAGATCCGCCACCAGCAACAATTAAAAAATCAATTGCACCGGATCTAGTTACACCAAATGTATATGTTCCCGGAGTATTATATCTAAGTACTCGATATCTTAAACCGTCATTTGGATCAGTTATTTCTGTATTTGTGAATCCAGCAATAGAAGCAAATGATATGTCTGGTGGTCTAATATCCCCAAATCTTAACCATGTTTGTGAGAATGATTCATACCATTCCAAATACCCAAAATCTGAATTAACTCTAACTGCTCCATTATAAGCGTTTGCAAGTAATGGTCTTTGTGCTGTTGTTCCAACTGGTAAAACGAATTGTCCCGTGCTTGGATTAAATTTATCACAAAACAATACAGGTGAAAAAATAGTTGGTGCTATATGTCTACTCTCAATAGCATTGTCTGCTATGTTAGCAGCTGCTACGGTAAGTGGTGCCAATGATTTTGATGTGATTTTTGTCTGTGCCATTTTATATTATTTATTCTTCCAATAAAATATTGGGATATGTTATTTTTATTTCTTCTAAATCATCAGATAAAAAAGTATTCGTAACATCTCTTAATTCTTGTTTTTTATTAGAAATTAATTTTTGTAATTCCGAATCTCCTTTTTCTAAGGCTAACATGAATTGCAGATCTAGCTTTTCAAAACGTTTTTTTCTTGCTTCTCTCCATTTATTTTTTTGAACGTCTTTTGCTTTTTCTAAATTCAAAAAAACTTCGCCATTTTTATATTCATATGCAGATCTAAAATAACTGTCTATGTTTAAATTATCCAATATAGAATAAGGAGTTTTCTCTGGAACAAATTTTGAAACATTTTCTTCTAAATTGTTTCGATCGATTGGATATACTATTGCTAATTCACCGTTTTCTTGTGGATATATTATTACTTTCATTTTTATTTTTAATCTCCAAAAAATACAATTGTGTTATATGCACAATTTAAAACAGAATTGTAAGTATATGTTGAAATATCAACATATGTTGTAGTTGGATTATTTGCTTTTCTATCAATACCAACACATAAGATAGAGGCACCACTATCAGACAAATATTTAGTAGCTCCTGCGACTATTATACTATTTCTGTCATTAAATGGTGTACTGAAAAAAATTCTTGCCTTGCCTTCACCCAAAGAAGTTATACCTGAAATATTATATGATGCTCTAAGTCCATTCGTTGAAGCTGAAAACCCAGATGCATTACCATTTCCAAATATTGTTGTATTATCGGTTGCAATATAATTTGGATCAACATATTTCCAATTCATATTTGTAGATTGTAATCCAGTTAGAAGAACTTTAACACCTTCGGTAACTGGAAATTGTCCAAATATTAAATTAGCAGATGTGCTTAAACTCGGACTGATTAATATTCTGGAATCATTCAAAACAACAGATTTATGTGCGAAAGGATCTGAACTGACCAAAGTATTTGATATGTTTGTACTTGATAAGTATGAAATCACATTGGTATCTGATACAATTACAAAATATGTATTATTATTTGGGGCTTGATTTGTTGACCACCCACCAAGTATAAAAATCCTATTATCAGCATCAATTAAATTAACTGCATCATGTGAGTATAATGCTTTTGGTAATGGTGTTCCTGTGTTCCATGTTAATGTTGTGCCAGAAAATGTTCCAATATAAGTAGCTGTAGATGCTGATGATGTATTTAACTGTGTTCTACCTCCTAATAAAATTAATTTAGATGTTCCTTTAACTAGATTTAGAGAATGTCCCCACAAGGGAATCGGCAATGGCGTTGCAGTACTCCATGTTATAGTTGATCCTGCAATTGTTCCGAGATATGTATTGGTTTTAACTGTTGTTGCATCACGTCCACCAGTAACTAATATTTTTCCATCGTTTGTTAAGGTTGCAGCATGACCATAAACTCCAAATGTTAAAGATATAGCAGTCCATGTTATAGTATTTGTAGAAATAACTCCATAATAAGCATTTGATAATGTACCGGTTGCTCCTTTATATCCCCCAATAACCAAAATTACATTGTTACCTATTAATGTTGTTGTGTGTCCCGCTCTGTCTTGTCCGGTTGGAAGGGATGTTCCTGCTGCCCATGTTACGGTTGATCCGACGCCTATTGTTCCAAAATATGTTGTTGCTAATGTAGTATTTCCTTGATTTAGAGTGCCTCCTATTATTAGGATTCTTCCATCATTTAATTTTGTTAATGTATGTCCCGCTAATCCAACAAGTGCATTGTTTGTTGATGTTGATTGTGTCCAATTAACTGTGGATGGTAGTGTTCTAACACCACCCAAGTTTCCATTTCCGCCGCCTACATTAACTTCGTATGTTAGACCCACATAATCATCTGTCCAACCAACTGATGTCCAAGTGCCAGTATTTGTTCCAAATATTGGTGATATGTATTGGGGGGCTGGTTGCGCAAGATTTGTTTGAATAAACGCACTTGAATAATTTATCCATGCCTTTGCTGTTGATGGTGATTTAATATATCCATCGTTGTGATCTATTTTTAAAGTTTCAACTCCAGCGAGATTGGAAAAAACAGTCGATCCATTTGTTACAATTTTTAAATTTCTATCACCGATGTCTGATTTTAAAACTAAATGTGCGGTTGTTGACGAACCTTCTTGTGAAACTGTCCAAGGACTTTGTGTGTTAAGTCTTAATACTTTTGAACCATTTCCATCTTTATTTACAATATCCAGTTGTGCAGTTGGTGTATTAGAACCACCAATTGTAAGTTGTTCTGCTATTTTAACATTTCCATCATTTTCTACTATAAGTCTAGAAGAAGAATTTGTATTAATGTATACCGCGCTCGATGCTCCAGTTGTTGAAGTTGATTTTATACCAATAGATACTCTTTGTTGTTCGGTTCCTGTACCAGAACCACCAATCCATGTCATATTTGAACCATCTCTATTGAATAGTAATCTAGCACCATCGGATGTTATTGTTCCATCGGAATCCCAAGACGGAGCGCCTGTGCTTAATTTATCGGGAGTAACAGAACCTGCTCCAAGTTTTGCATTTGTAACACCGCCATCGTTTGGAACTACGGAATTTATAACATATGGTGAATTGTTATAGATAACAACTACCTTTACTAAGTTGTCTGGTGCAGATGTGAATGTTAATGTATTTCCATTAACGGTATAATCAGTTGTTGGTTCTTGGACGGCACCATCCAGAGTGACTATTAATTCATTTGGATTTGTGAGTCCTGTTGCGCCGTTGATCGTAAAAACAGTAGTTGAACCGTTTCCGGTTAAAACAGTTTTAATCGGAGTAATTGGAAAATTATCTGCTGCTATTCTTGCTAGTGACATTTAATATATTTACACACATGTCATAATATTAAAAGTATTTTTTAATATTTAAAATACAACAAAAGAAATTAATTTCATGATCTAATACCGTATTATCTCTATACATGTGTTCTCCAATATCAAGCATTATTGTTTTTTTCTTATCTTCGGAAAGGTTTGACTCATATACAATTTCAAATAATTCCTTTAAAAGATTTTGATAATCTGATCCAAAATCTTTTTCTTCTGAAATTACTTTTTTTCTTATATCCAGAGTGCTAACATTTGAACATAGATCAGAAAATATAGAATGTGTTAGATTTTTAATCTGGTTTGTCTCTTTTACATTAAAAGTTCCATTTATAGAAAATCTCTGTAAATCGTTTACAATCCTCCTTATGTCCGGAAAGTTATTGTTTATATACTCTAAAAGTTTTTGCTTCTGTGATTCTTCTACCTTTATATTTTCAGATTTAAGTATGAAACAACATCTCTTAATACAATCGTCTAAGCTTGGTACAATGTTAAACAATAAACATCTGGAATGGAGTGGTTCAATTATCTTATTAAAGTAATTTGCAGTTAATATAAATCTTGTCGTGGAAGCATATTCTTCCATCACATTTCTCAAAATTCTTTGACTTTCGGTTGAAAGTCCATCTGCTTCATCTAGGATGATAACCTTTTTCTTTCCATCCAATGATCTTGTCTGTGAGAACGAAATTACCTTGTTTCTTATTGTGTCAACACCATTCTCGTCCGATGCATTAATATAAAGATATTGACATTTTATTATATCATTTACGATGATCTTAGCCAGAGACGTTTTACCGGTACCCGCATTTCCATATAAAAATAAATGTGGCGTATCATCATTTATCTTTGAAAAGAAATCTCTATTTTCTGATGATAATACTATTTCATTTAAACTTTGGGGTGCATATTTCTGAACCCATAGATCTTGATATCTGTTCATGCTTCATCTAAGATAAAGCATATTTTTTATTATTCAAGATCTTTATCCATTTAAAAGTTCTTTTCCGTCGAAATAATTATTTTTTATCTCTCCCAAAGTTTCGTTTTGTTTTGATGTTTTAACGGCTTGATTGTGGGATAACCATTGCATTAATTCTTGAATTTTTTCATTGTCTATATAAAAAGTTCCCACGCCTTGAATTGTTACTTGATTCATGATACTATTTACAGTAAATATTCCTAAATATCAATAACAATTATGAGCGATGAACTAGATTCTATTATTCAAGAACTTAAAGCTGATGAAATTACTCCAACTTTTTTAACAAAACCAAAAACATTTGAGCCAGTTGAAAAATTAACAGATGAAAATGTTGGAGAATATGTGTATAAAAAATCATCGGAATTGGTTGATTCTACTTTAAGCGCGGTTCAATCGTTAAAGGACACCGTTTTAACTGGTAGCGATCCAAAAGAAATAGCAGCACTATCATCTCTCATAAATGCGGCTACAAAGGCTCTTGATCAATTAAATAAAATTAACCTACAGAATAAACAAACAAAGAGTAATGAAGAAATGAAAAAACTTGAAATTGCGGCTAATAGTAAAAAACCAGTATTGCCAAATACAACAAATGTTTTAATTGCTACTAGAGATGAAATAATGAATCAATTATTCGATAAGCCACAAAGAAGAGAAAAACTTCAGATCACCGATTCTGAAATAATAGATCAATAATTTTTTTATTTTTAAAAAGAAAAACCCGCTAATATTTCTATTAGCGGGTTTTTTTGATTGACTACGTAATATACTGACTATTAGAGGTATAAACGGCCATTGTCTTGAGCGACATTAGCAGTTCCAAGACCAGAAACAATGATAGTATGGTAGTATAAGTTAGCACCGAAGATATGATCAACAACACCATAACGGGTCATAAGACCTACTCTTGGAGAGAAGTCGTTAGGACCAATTGTGCGCTGAATCATAACTGGGATGTATGGGCAGTATACAATACCTGTATCATAGTATTCCGATCCTTTGTAACCTAATAGAGCATATTCCAAAGCTGCATTTCGCTGTCCGGCGAGATACTGTGCGTCTGTACGAGTGTCGCGGTAAACTGTGAAACGACCACCAAGTGTTCCAACTTTGGCAATGCCTGTTGGTTGGGTGTTAATGTTTCCGTTTACCGGCATCCACTGAAACTCTGGCAACATCTCAAGGATTGCGCAAACGCGAGGTGTAGCGATAATAAAATTAGCACTACCACGGCGGTTACGGATTGCGATGCGGTTAGCTTCGACAATCACCTTGGAATAGAAGTCGCGGTTTCTCTCACCAAGCCAACGTGCGTCGGCCGACTGAGCATACCAGAACGAGTATCCGTTTCCTTTACCAGCATTAAGACAGACTTGAATCATTCTGATAACCATTTCACGGTCGATTTCGGCCTGAATTTCATACGACATAGCGTTTGTTAATTCAGAGTCGATATCTAAACCATTCATGTTCTTTAAGTCCTGTTCGAGTTCGACAGACCAGCGGGCGGCGAGGCGGCGTGTGCCAGCTTCGACAGCTGTTTTGCTGAATTCGACAGTGACTTGAGGAATGTTACCAGTTAACTCGAAATCTTTGAGCATAGCAGCAACGCCACGATCAGAACCAACCAATGAAAAATCGGCGTGTCCAGAAAGGAATGTTGAGCTTGTTCCAGTGAATCGAGTATCCAAGTATTGATAGCCTAATTCGGAGTTATCAGATTCTCTACGGTCAAGACCGTTCGAACCAGATGTAGTGGAACCTGTGGCATAACCATCAAGTCCATTTGCACCGAGACTATCTGCCTCATAGCGATAACGGAGAGCGAAAGCTAGACCGACTGGGCCACTCATTGGCTGTACGCCAACAATCTCATTTGTGATAAGCTCAGGGAAAGTCCTGCGAACCATTGGGATAAGAATCTTAGGTAAGCGGGAATCGCCTGTTGCATATCTATCACCGGAAACCACATTGCCGTTATTACCGTAGATGTCTCCAGATGCAGGGGAGCCGAAAACTCCACCAGCACCAGCGGCATTGCTACCAGCTTCTTCGATACACCAGCGTTCTTGGTTTTCCATGAGGATTGCAGTAGTTAAACGAGCATGTTCGTCTTCGATTGCAGCTACCTTGTCGGAACTGTAATTGAGGACTGGTGCCCATTTTTCTACAAGCTGTTGTGCGCGTGAGCGATCAATGTAGCCTGTTGATGGATTAACTTTTCTCATAATTTATATTTGTTCTCCTATGGATAGAATACGAATAAAAAAGAAATTACTTTCTCTTTAATTCATTCAGATATTCGCTAACGATACCAGTGGTATCGTAGTTTGTAGAAGCAGATTCATTAACAACTGAACGTGAAATAACTTTGGCATCGCGGCTAACCGCTTTTTCCTTAGCTTCTTTCACAAGTTCATTTGTAGTCTCTGATTCGCTACGCTCGAACATCTCAACAACATAGTTAAAATTCTCTTGTATGTAAGAACTGTCTTTGTCGTTCAATAATTTTAAAATAAAATCTTTTTTAGTGGAATGCATTCCTTTTGTTTTTTCTTCTAAAACAAACTGCGACCCCATTTTATTAATCTTTTCTAAGAGAACTTCATTCTCTTTGTAAGATTCATTAAGTTTTTCGGAAAGCTGATCAATTTTTGTTTTTCCAACAGAAATTGATTCTTTGATTGACTCATCGATAAATTCTTTATCAATTCCAATCAATTCACGAATAGCATTAAGCTGTTTACGAGCATATGTATTCTCAACAGCTTCTTCCAATTGTTTTTCTGGTAAAGTTTTTTCCAAATATAGATCCAAATAATTGCTAACTTTGTTAACCATGTTATTTGTAAATTCTTCAGCTTTTTCGTTCAAAGCTTTTTTATAATGATTTGAAATCATTTCTAACTTATCTGTATGATTTTCTGTAATTGCATCAACAACTTTTTGTAATTTATCTGAATGGTCGGAATCGATTGCTTCCAATAATTTTTCTAATTTGCTAGTGTGATCGTTGTCTTGTTTTGAAAGAGCACTTTCAACTTCTAACGTTAATCGTGATTGAACTTTTTCGTTTACTGCTGAATCAAAAGCTTCTGTAATTGCTTTTGCGGTTTCTGCATCAATTACACTTTCGTCTATTTGTTTAAGAATTTCAGAAAAATCTTTCATATTATATATTACTATTTACCTTTGTGTTGTTACATTTTTTCTTTTTTAAAGACATTTGATGACTTTTTTTTATCATCACATTTTTTATTCTTTTTTTCTTTTTTATTTAATGTAATTTTATCGTAAGTTTTTTTAACTTTTTGTTTAGTTTTTTCTTCTACGATTTTATTTAAATCTTTATTGGCTTCGGAATATTTGTCTTCACAAAGGTTTGTTAAAAATTTAGAAATGAGTTTTTTTAATTCCATAATAATATTATTTATCTATATAAACTTACAAATTAGATTGTTTTTAATTTGTTGATAAAATCAATGAAACATTCCTTTAGATATTGCTTCTGATTATGTTTAGGTAAATTTGAAATTTTTCTTTCAAATGCTTCATAGTAAGGTTCCAATTCACCGTTGGTGCTTAACACCCATTGTTTGGATTCTAAAATACCATTGACGAATGCTGTTGGAACCGATGGATCTGCAACAACGTCGATTGCGACCAGTCTGAAATCAGAAACCATTCCAATGCCGCTTTTGTTAGGTTCCACGCGTCCCAATGCTCTTGATGATACGCCAAGCTTAACGCCATCCATTATGAGGGATCGAACAATCTGTCCCATTGGGGTTGAAAGAATTTTTGAAGTTCCTTCGAAAATATCTCCATTTTGTTTTAGTTCAGTAACTAAATGACAAGCTCTTTCCAAATTAACTTCTGGTGAAGATGGGTGATTTAATTCTCCAGTTGCTCTATTGTTAACAATCATTTCAGATGTGTAACGATTAACTTCTTCTACCATTTGATCTAACGGATAAACTCTATTGTTTCTATTTGCTTTATTGGCCATTAGAAACGGTCCTTTAACCTTTAAAATTGATGGTGCATTTCTATTTTGTTCTTCTACCAAATATTTCAATTCATAGGTTGGTGATTCGACTAATAGATTATAAACGTTTCTCATAAAGGATAACAATAATTACTTACACTGTACTACATCAATTTAAATGTTTTTCATTTAAAATTATAAAAATATATCCTTTTTTTTCACACCAAGTTTTTGCAGCTTGCCACTTTGCGCAGTTGATTGCATACATATAGTTTTCATATATAATGGTTTTTTGTTTTTTTCTAGCTGAAATGGTTGGTGGTCTCGTTTGTCGTTCGGGTTTAACCTCTATTAATAATTTTTTAACCGATCCATCTTTTGAATTTAATTTTGCAAGTAAATCAACAAAATAACGATGTGTTTTCCCATCTTTTGGTGACAAATATGGTATCACAACAGATTCCGATGACCAATTAAAAACATTAGGATTATTATCCA